GGGAAGAAGTCTGTGAGCAACACGACGGTACCAAATACGACCCCATCCCCTACAACGGCAATATGGCGCTGGAAGCGGGCAAGTACTACAACCAGAGCGGCAAGACGTACCTGTGCATCAGGGACACGGGCAACCCCGTGTATCACGCGCTGGCGGAGCTGGTTGGGCTGTATGTGACGGAGGTGTAATGGGATAACAACTTGTGCCCGAATCGGGCACCGAAAGGAGTGATCTAATGGCCTTTACCAAGACAACCTTTGTGGATAACCAGACCGTTATTGATGCTGCCACTCTCAACGCCATCCAGGATGAACTAATCCGGGTGGCCGGACTGCTGGGCAAGGACATCCAGTCCGCTGCCATTAACGACAGCGGCCATCTGATTTTGACGCTGACGGATGGCACCACGCTGGACGTTGGCGTTGCCAAGGGCGCACAGGGGCCTAAGGGCACGACCGGCCCGGCTGGCCCGCGAGGCCCTGCCGGTGCACCCGGCCCGCAGGGACCTGCGGGTCATAGCCCGGTGGTGACAGCCACGAAAAGCGGAAAAGTGACCACCATCGAGGTGGATGGGACGGCGATTGCTACCGTAAACGATGGCGCGGATGCAGAGGATACAAGGGTCATCGCCGTGGCCATTCCCGCAGTGGTCAGGGTTCTGACCGGCAGCGAATTCAATATCTACTATGCTAATGTGATATCCCAGCAGAACGCCATGTTCTGGTGCAGCGCAGCAAACGGGCTGACTACAAAGCGGTATGGCGATCATCTGTCTATAACGGCCAACGCACCCGGGACGTATCCACTGCAGTGGAAGGTGTACGACTCCGGCTACAGCCTGTTGGCGAGCGGCACATGCACGATCATCGCCGCAGCCAACAAGGCCGTTACCGCTTCAGCGCTGGTCATCGGCGACAGCACCGTGACCCAGGGCAACTACATCTGTCAAAAGCTCCTGAGCTGTTTCTCAGCCGCCGGAGGAGCACTGACGCTGCTCGGGACCCGGGGCACGGCTCCGGCCAGACATGAGGGACGGGCCGGTTGGAAAGCCTCCGACTACTGCACAAAGGCGGCAGACGGCACATATACAAACCCGTTCTATAACAACGGGTTCGACTTCAGCCACTATATGACCACGCAGGCCTATACCGGCGTGGGCGTGGTGGTTCTCCAACTGGGCATCAACGACATCTTCTATGCCGGGCTGGATTCCTTCTCGGCGGCTGCGACAATCGGGTATCTGGATACCATGGTGAACTCCATCCTGAACTATGACAGCAGCATCAAGGTCATCGTTGATCTGCTCACGCCGCCCAACGGGAACCCCTCCGTTTTTACGGAGAAATACGGCACCGGTCAGATTGACTTCGTGTACCGCATGAACACGATCCGCATGTCCAAGGCGCTGATGGAGCACTTTTCCGGCAATATCTCCGTGGCTATCTCGCCCAATAACTGTGTGCTGGATCCGGCTCAGGATATCAACGACGGCGTGCACCCCACGGAGGGCGGCTACGCGAAGCTGGGCCAGATGATCTATGAGACAATGCTGGGTGTGCATAGCGGTGACAGCGGCGGCGGTCAGGTGACTCCCCTGTGGGATATGACCGGTCGGACAGGCGTTCAGTGGCAGGCGTATTCCGGCGGAACCGTGGGAAGGTCCTTTGGAACAGATAAGTACTATTATCCGATGTCTTTTACCGGGACTACTCAGAGTCCGACCGCTGCGACGATGACGGACTTTGCTGCCGGAACGGATACCCTGGAATTTACGATCCATGCGGGCAGCGCATCAGCATCTCAGCTCTCCGGCTATGGCATTGTTGTCCCGCTGGCGCTGGAAGCCGGAAAAAGCTATACTTTCGCGGCAAAATGCGCCAGTGCAAATAGTGGTGTGAACCTGATGACCTATAACGTAAGCGGCGGCGTATGGACCTACGTGTCCAATGCCAGAGTCTGCTACAGCACCACGGAGCTTTGCTCCGCTTCCATAACCCCGGAGGCCGGGAAGGGGTACGCTATCTGTTTCTCCCAGAAAAGCGGCGGCGTTGGTACGAAAAATGTGTTCAGCCAGATTTCGCTGAAGGAGTCGTGAGCGGCAACCACGTTTCGGCTGCCATGGCGCAAAAAAAGGAGGGCGATTAGCCCTCCCGCTTGAGCGCCTGCGTTATCAGGTGCTCAATGTAGTTTGAGACGCTGCGGCCTTCTGCTTCGGCAGCGGCCTGGATCTGCTCCTTGAGTTCCGGCGTGAGCCGGATGTACAGACGTTCCGTTTTTGCCATGACCCTTGTCTCCTTATCCAATGTCAACGTTGCGGCTAATGCGGGGCTGGTCAGGGTGAGCTTCGCTCCACGCATCCGCGAATGCGATGTCCGTGAACTCGATGTCGTCAGCGAGGTGGAGCTTGCCGACAGGGGTGATGGCGTTTGCGACGGCTACAGCGGTCTCCCTGGTCATGGGAGCCAGGTAAAGGGACTTGGCATACTTGACAATGTCCCAGTAGGCACCATCTGCTGCGTCGTCCAGCGTTAGGGTGTCCTCACCGCCAAACATGGCCGCGAGAGGGACGCTTTCGCCGATCCGGGACTGCCAGTCGTCGATGATCTGCATCGGGTCCCCGCCGAGGTTGTATACAAGCAGTCTGGCACTGCCGCTGTGGAGCTGGCCCATTCTCTCGATGATATCCATAATGTTGTCCTTTCCGGCCGTTTGGCCCGTCTGTTATCTTTAGATTGATTGCATTGTACGCCTTTTGTGCGTACAATACAATTGACAAAATAGCCAAAAATTACACAAAAATTAAAGCAAAATCACAAAACGAAAGGAGTTTTTTTCACATGAAAGAAAACGCGATCAAAGCCGCTATGGCGGCAGCCCTGGGGGCGCTGTGTGCCTACGGGGTGCAGCTGCTGGTGCCGGTGCTGGTGCTGGTGGTGGTGATGCTGCTGGACTACGCCACCGGCATGACCAAGGCATGGAACGCCGGGGAACTGTCCTCCCGGGTGGGCCTGCGGGGCATCCTGAAGAAGGTGGGCTACTTGGTCATCGTCACCGTGGCCGCTGTGGTAGACTGGCTGCTGCGCTACGGAGCCGACGCCCTGGGCTGGGACTGGCCGGTGGGGTTCCTGTTTGCCAGCATCGTCATTATCTGGCTGGTGATCAACGAGCTGCTGTCCATTCTGGAGAATGTGTCGGCCATCGGTGCGCCGGTGCCCGGATTCCTCCAGGCCCTGCTGAAGAAGTTGAAGGTACACACCGAGGACACGGCGGCGGACAATCTGCCGGGAGAGGAGGACGACAACAATGAGTAAGAAGGTCTACATTTCCCCCAGCGACCAGACGGAAAACCGCTATGCCTGGGGCAATACCAATGAGCACGTCCAGTGCCAGAAGATCGCCGAAGCGGAGGCTGCCGCTCTGCGCCGCAGCGGCGTGGAGGTGAAGCTGGCTGCCTTCGGCACCACCATGGCCCAGCGATGCGCCGAGTCCGACGCCTGGCACGCGGACATCCACAACTGCGTCCACACCAACGCCTTTAACGGCAAGGTCATGGGCACCCGGATGTTCTGCTTTGCTATCCCCGGCAAGGGCTACGACGCCTGCAAGGCGGTGTTCGCGGAGCTGGCCCCGCTGTCCCCAGGCACCTCCGAAAACATCCAGAAGGCCAGTTACTACGAGGTGCGTGTACCTAATGCGCCGTCGGTGTACTGCGAGTGCGAGTTCCACGACACCGCCGAGGGCGCCAAGTGGATCGTGGAGCACACCACGGCCATCGGTGAGGCCATCGCCAAGGGCCTGTGCAAGTACCTGGGCGTAAAATACGTCCCGGCCAAGCAAGAGACTCCCAAGCCCGCCGAGCCTGCCCAGAGCGATACCCTGTACCGGGTCCAGGTGGGTGCCTTCGCCGTCCGCGCCAACGCCGATAAGATGCTGGACCGCCTGAAAACGGCCGGGTTTAGTGGGTTCATCGTACAGGGGAAGAAGTAAGAAACATTCTGGACGGCGGGGAGTGACGTAACGCCGCGCTCCCTGCCCGCGCATTGCGCCCGCACGCCCACGGCTTTTATTTTGCCATGGATAATAGTCGCAAAGCCGTTCGGTACTACATTTCCAACATGGCTCCTAAGAGAGCTTTGGAATTTGTCCAATCTTTCGATTTGCCAGAAGATGAGGAATCGTGCATTATTTTGTGCGATATCCGCCGAAAGTCTTATATCCAAGTTTCCAACGCGCTTCACGTCTCGCCGGAAAGCGTCAAGAGAAACCGCCGCAGGGCATTGTCGAAAATTGTTGACGCGCTGACAAATCAATAGACCTCACTTGGACATGATCGCCCATTCAGAGACCTTTTACAGGCCATCTGAATGGGCGATTTTTTTGTACCATATAAGCAAAGGAGGGCTGGCGATGTACGGATTCAACAACCAATATCAGCAGGGATACGGTGCCCCATACATGGGGCAATACGGGCAAGCATCACAGCAAGCGTGCCAAATCACCAGAGTAAACGGCAGAAACGGGGCAGACGCGTTCCGCATGGCACCCAACAGTTCCATCTTACTCCTGGACGAGAATGACCCGATTGTGTGGCTCAAGGTCAGCGACGGGGCGGGGTATTGTACTGTTACTCCATACAGCATTGCTCCGTATCAAGACCCCGCGAAGGTAGATGTTACCAGTTTGGAAGAACGCGTGAAAAGATTGGAGGAAATGTTAAATGCCAAATCCGATGATTCAGATGCTCCAGCAAAACGCAAAAAGTCCGAATAACCCCCTTGTAATGCTGGCGGAGTTCCGCAAGTTTGCGGCTGGTATGACCCCGCAGCGGGCGAAGGAACAAGTGGAGGAGATGCTCAAAAGCGGGAAGATGAGCCAAGAGCAGTTTCAGCAGCTCCAGCAGAAGGCGAAGGAGTTTATGCAATTTCTGAAATAAGCCGGGCTTTACGATAAACCCCAATGCTTATGAGTTTTTCTCTGTTTTACACGGGAGTCATCAATATGTTCAGCCTCTTCATAAGACCATAGGAATCCGTGGCAAGTAACAATTCTTCCGGCTATCTGGTTGATGATTTGTGAAGGATTGCATCCTACCGCACGAGCAGCAGCCGAAATCCCATCCCAACTCTTTACAAACTTACCGTCCAAATCATATTGGTAAACAGGGATAGAGTTTCGGTTCAGCCCCCCGGTTTTCCCTTCCATTGAAGGCTTTTTCCCCAGCACGGAATATGAGTGCCTAACGTTCTCCGCCGGGGTGCCCCATTCCAAATTTTCTGTCCGGTTATTCGTTTTGTCTCCGTCCTTGTGATTTACTTGCGACTTGTTTTGCGGATTTGGAATGAATGCTTCGGCAACAAGGCGATGAACAAAGGCGTTTTTTCTTGGTAGGTCGGGCCTATCGAGTTTTACAAACAGGTATCCCGTCTTGGACACGCTGGGGATCAGTATTTTCCCGGTAATGATGTTTCGGATACGACCGTCGCTGCTTACCTCATACTTTCCGTAATATCCGACGGCAATGGCCCATGTAGTCATATAATACCCTCCCGGTTAAGTAGTGTACTACTACTATAGTGTTTTTGTTCTTGTTTGTCAACAAGCCGGGTCGACACGGTTTGTAATAAATTTTAGAAAGGATGATTTTCGTGGACAGTATGTCTCTGAGCGACATCGCTGCTGTTACCCGTAATTCAAACGATGAAACTGGTTGGGGGTCTGGGTGGTTCCTGATCGTCGTGCTGTTTCTCTTCATGTTTGGTTTCGGGAACAACGGATGGGACCGTCAGGGCGAGTTCGGCCAGTATGCCACGGCAGCGTCTCAGCAGGAGATTCTCTTTGGTCAGCAGTTCGGTCAGATGAATGACCGGCTGACCAACATCGGCAACGGCATCTGCAATCTCGGCTATGAGATGCAGGGCAACATCGGGCAGCTGGGCAAGGAGATGGCGCTGGCGCAGAATGGCACCAACATGACCATTATGCAGACCGGCAACAGCATTCAGGCTCAGATGGCTGAGTGCTGCTGCACCACGCAGCGGGCTATTGACAGCGTCAACGCCAACATTGACGCCAAGTTTGCCGCCCTGGAGAAATCTCAGCTGGAGGGCCGTATCGCCCAGCTGGAACAGGCCAACAATCAGCTGTTTATTAGGGACCAGCTGTGCGGCGTAGTGCGTTATCCCAACGGATACACCTACAATGCAGGCCCCTCTCCGTTTTGCGGCTGCAATAGCGGCTGCAACAACATCTGATTTCCGGCAATCGGAATAAAGTGACGCCCTATCCGGCGAGGCATGCGGGGCGGCATTAGTCGCCCCGCTATTTTTGAATGGACAAAAATCAGCCCGATTAGAAAGGAATGATTCTATGAGTAAATCTGCAATCTATACCACCAACACCACCGGCGCAACCGTCCCGGTTGACGGCATCATCCCTGTTGGGAATACTACCCGCCGGTACGGCTGCAACATCAAGCAGGACGGCAATGCCATTACACTGTGCGGACAGGGGTATTACCTCGTCAACGTCTCCGGCACCTTGTCTCCCTCAGCGGCTGGCACCGTGTCTATCACCGCGCAAAAGGACGGCGTTCCGATTATCGGAGCGACGGGGGCCCAGACCGCCGCCGAAAACGGCACTGTTAATATTGGCATTTCTGCCATCGTCCGCAATGCCTGCGGGTGTGAAAGCTCTATTCTGTCCCTGACCTTGGGCGGCGTTGCGGCAGTTGTAAACAACATGGCCGTTACCGTCGAGAAGCTGTAAGGGGTGCAACATGAAGGACGACCTGAAAGAATACAAGCAAAAACTGGAAAAGGAACTGTCTGCGTACATGGAACTGCCTGTGTCCGAACGCTCTGCTGCTGCCGTCCGTAGCATGGCGGAGTGCTGGGAACAGGTCGATAAACTCGGTAAATGTATGTGCGAGTCCGCTGATTTTTCCAAAGAGGATGCTAAAGCATGGAATGCCGACATGGAAAATGATGACGGCACCACCGGCGGGCATTGGACTGTTCAGCAGACCACCCCCCTCGCGGCCAACGCCGGTGTCGTGTTTGCGCACATCACCGAGGATGACTGGAACGTAGCCATGAATATGATGTATTCAGACTACTGCTCCGTGGCGGCAAAGTACGGCGTAAACAAGCCCGAGTTCTTTGCGGATATGGCCAAGGCGTTCCTGTTTGACAAGGACGCGAAAGGCCCGAAAGAAAAGCTGTCTACCTACTACCACGGAATTGCGGCGGTGTAATTTGTTAGTAACCAGTTAGTAACTGATGCGGGATAGAACGGGATTTTACAACTCCCCACGCCGAAATATCCGCATACCGCTGTTAAATCCCGCATAATGCCGCACAATACCGAATGCTTGCTATTAGGCTATAATTGACGTGCATGGGGTCACAGGTTCGAGTCCTGTACCGCGCACCAAAAAACTCCCGGTTTCGTAAGAAATCGGGAGTTTTTCTTTGCTTTTGCCGCCAAAAAGTTCTGCCATTCTATAGCCTGCTTTTTCTTGTTAGTAACGTGTTAGTAACACGCTATTTTACATCAGCCGTGTCTACAGCTGCAATCAGTTCCGGAATGTCTGTGTGGACATAAATATTTGCCGTTGTGGAATAGTCGGCGTGGCCCAATATCTTTTGCAGGATCTCCGTGGCCATGCCTGATCTTCTGGCCCAGCTGGCGTAGGTGTGCCGTGTGGCATGTGGAGTTTTCCGCTCGATCTTGAGCTTTTCCAGTAACGGGTAGTAATCCCGTCGGCGAAAATTTGCCGGTATTTGCTGGCCGGTATAGCCGGACAGCAAAAGCGCACCCTTCGCCCTGGCGGCAAAGTATGCAAAGTATGCCCGGCCCTCCGGCCTGATGGGGATGGCCCGGTTGCGCCCGGCGGCGGTCTTTTCTCCCCCGATGACGTAGGTTTCGTGATAGTCGGCCAGCGGGAGATTGAAAAGCTCTCCGATTCTCATGCCCGTGTAAATCAGCATCAATATAATTTTCGCGGTGTCGCTTCCGTTTTTCTCCAGTTTTTCAATGTCCGAGTCGGAGAAAATTTCCTTTTCTTTTTTCACGTTTTCTGGCAGATGGATAAATTTTGCAAAGTTTGTTGTTGCAATTTCTTCCCGGATTGCCCATGCGGACATCTGCGTAACAAGCTGCTTGTACTTGCTGCATGTGCTGTGGGATTTATCCGCATATTTGTCCATGACCGACTGAAAGTCTGCTGTCCGCAAACTGCGGAATCTTGCATCGTGGAGCGGCTGGAACACGTCAAAAGCCCGGTTATATGACTCCACCCCACGGGGGCCTATTTCCTTATAATGTTCCTCTTTCCATGCTTCAAATACTTCCCTGAAGGTCATGTTATACCGCTCTGTCAAATCCTTCCCCGCCAAGCGTTCCAGAGCCTCCAGCGCGTCTTTGCGCGTGGGGTAATATCCTATAATCACCCTACTTTTTGCCGCCACCCACGGGCGGCTCCTTCGGCCTTGCAGTTTATAGACCGTGCCGGATCCGTTGGGCCTCTTGATGGCCCTGCGGGATTGTTTGGATTGCCGCTTTCCGCAAGATGGGCAAAACAGAGCACCGTCCGGCAAAACTCCACCGCACTTAACGCAGCTCATTGTATCCTCCTTTATATTGTGACATGGCCGCCCCATGTGGGACGGCCTTTTTTCATACTTTTTTTCGCAGGGCCATAGAGATGATGACCGATGAGGCTATCACCGCAGTGGCAGCTACGGCAATAACAAACCACGCCACGGCGGTAGGCTGTCCGTTGCGGATAAGCCCTTGAGCCGTGATTTGCGAGTCAATAAACAAGTACGCCACCAGGCACATGGCCAGCACGGCGCACATACCAATCAGTACGAAGATAACCGGTTTGCGAGTGCGCATTTGGTCCTTCTGTATGGCGTTTACTTCTTCCAGCCTTTTTACGTTACCGGACAAATGCGCGTTTTCCAGCTCCAGTTGGTGTATCCTGGCCTGCATAGATTCCGGGTGATCTATAGGCTTGTCCAACCCGAACAGCTCGTCAAGCGACAGATCCAGCACCATGCACATGGCAACCGAGTTGTAGAGCTTCGGGTCCATTTGTGACCCGTCCAAGAGCTTTGACACGGCGGACTTTGACACGCCGGACAGATCTACAATGTCGTTGATGGTGTACCGTTTCTTTTCCTTTGCCTCGCGAATCCTTTTTGGGTATTGCTCAATGTTTCCCGCAATTTCCTGCAACGCAGACATGGTTATTCGCCTCCAAAAGTATATTTCACCTGTGGCGGGACAGAATCTCATGCGCGGGGATTGTTTGCCCTATATTGGCCGCGCAATTCCCCATCTTGTGCGTGGACAGGGTTTCGCAGCACTGCTATGCTTAAATTGTAGCAGATGACAGCCTGATGGGCTATCTGCTATATCGGCCCTGCCGCCCGGTGCGGGGGCGGCGGGGCCAACATAACCCAAGATCTATCCCTTTGTTGCCTATTATAGGGCAACGCGGTATGCAATATTTGTCCTATTTGGGGGAATAGGTGAAAACATTTTTACTTGGAAGGGGATTTACTTATGTCGGAACAAACTTACTTGACGGAAAGGATAATGGACGTGCTGTCCCAACTCAAGCCTGAATATCTCGACCTTGCGCTGCGTTTTGCAGTGCAAGCAAGCTCTCAAAGTACTGCAAACAGCTCTCCTGTGTCTCCGGATACAGCTGACAAACAATCTCACTGATACGCGCGGCAATCTGCCTACTGCGCTCACTCTCCGTTGTTGGGGTGGGCGCTTTTTTTGTGTCTTGAGTCAGTTCTTCCACTGAAACACCAAAGTAGCCCGCTATCTTCAAAATGGTGGTGTCCCTGGGAACTGCCCCGTGCTTCCACCGTGTAACAGAGGGTTTACCAAGTTTTAGCTCAACCGCAACTGCCGACGGAGATTTCCCCGCCAAATTGCACAGTTTCACGTAGTTTTCGTAAAATGCCACAATACATATCCTCCGTTTTTGTGCACTTTGTAAAAGTTACGTTTGTTATCACTTTAGGCTTGACAGTTCCGTTTGTTAACGCTATAATTAGAACACAGGTTGCAAAAAGTAACACAAGACCAAGCCCCGGCGGATTCCGCCCGTGCATCAAACTATTATTTATCTCGCAAATACATAATAGCACAGTGTGTTAACATTTGCAACTGCATTTTTAGGAGGTGATATGTTGCCGGAGAAATGGACTGGCCGGTTGGTCGGGAAGATGCATTGCAATCGCGTCACCTATGACGAACTGGCAGAGGAACTGGGCGTGACGAAAGCTTACGTAAGCCTCATTCTTAATGGGCACCGGAATCCGCCCAACATTCAGGAGCGGATGGAGAACGCTTTTGCCGCAGTCCTGGAAAAGAGGAAAGTATAAGCACAATGACTGCGACGCGAAAAGGAAACCGCCCCGGCGCTTGTGACACCGGGACGGCTTACCGGTCACTTCGACCGGCGGTTGGATAGCGTGGAGGCGGCAATTTCCCTAGCCGTTTTTGAGGACTTCGGGTTCTGCAACACCTTCGCCGCTTTGGACGCCACTTTCGGCGACGTCCGGACAGAGTTTTTGGACAAAGTAAAACCTCCTTTCAAGATGGATGTTTCACTTCTCCTCGCTCTTTCCTCCACTTTTGATTGTATCAGCCATTCGCGCCGCAGTCAAGGGAAACTTGGCAATCATGAAATGGAGGTGAAATGTTGGGATTTAAGAGTGCACGGCTGGCGGCTGGCCTATCTGCCAAGCAAGTCGCCGACGCAATGGGAGTAACCAGGATTGCGGTATACTTCTGGGAGGACGGTACATGTGCGCCCGCCGTCAAGCGGCTGCCGGAACTGGCCAAACTCTACGGCTGCACCGTGGACGAGCTTCTGGCTGAAGGCGAGGAAGAGAAGTAAGAAGGGAGGACAAGTTGGAGATTTATGTCGCAGTCACCCCGGAAGAAATCGCCGCACTTGTGGCTGCAACACAAGAGCGGCGAAATCAGGATACGCGCGTACTGCTGGACGGCGAGGGAGTTTGGAAACAGGATGCGACCTGCAACCGCGTCGTGAGGAAAGGCAATGAGCTGGGGGGTGCGCACAATGCGGGATGACGGCGGGGAGTTCAAAAGTTGGGCAGCTCTCATACTCAGCCTTTTAGCGTTGATAGCCAGCGTAGTAAAGGCGGCAGTAGAGTTGACAGCAGGGAAATTGTACTGACGATGATGGCAATGTTAGCCCGGACCTCTGCGCGGTCTGGATGCAGAAAGGTTAGCCCCGGCAAAAGCACTGATGGCTCTGAAAGGTAATCGACCATCGGAACCCCAAGCATATTGCGTGGGATTTCCCCCTTCTCGTTAACGGTACACACACTCATATACCCGCGTTTGACACATTCTGCTAAAACCTCTAGGTCTGTGTGAGTGGGTTTTTCCGGCAACGGGCGTTTGCCATTGGCGACACGGCATATCATTCTACGCATAGCCCTCTTGAACGCGCGTTCTGTTTTAATTTTCATCATGTATATCACCTCCTCTCCATCCGCATTTTATCACAACATCGGAGAGGAGACAACGAAAGGAGGAAGAATTAACGAGTTACAAATGTAACGCACAAGGCCGTGATCCGTTCCAGCTGCTGTGCGTGTAAAAAATGCCCTGTCAGCTGACACCTGACAGGGCGGCGAAGAAGCATTGGCAAGGATTCTTCACGGGTATTATACCACACCCGTGGAGCAATGGCAAGGAGGAAAGTATGGTAAAAACTATGACAATCGACGAGGCCGCAAAGTACCTGCGGGAAAACGGAGTAAAAATCTCCAAAGAGACGCTTTCCGACGGGATTCAGGCTGAAAAACTGCCGTTCGGCTTGTGTATCGAGACTGGACGGAGTCGGGTGTTTATGATTTTCAAGCGCCTGGTGGACAGGTGGCTTGAGGAAAGGGAGGAACTCTGATGAAAGCTTACAAGGGGGTTGCCAAGCGCAGAAATCTGCTGAAAGCATTCAAGGGGTTCGACAAGCGCCTGAGATGCCGTGGTTTTCAGTATGAGGTAGGCAAAGAATATCGGGAACCTGGAGCGTTGTTGTGCTGCAAAGGATTCCACGCATGTGAAAACCCGCTGGACACGTTTCGATACTATCCGCCAACGGATTCCCGCTATTGCGAGGTGGAGATCGATGACAACGGGCAGCGTAATAGCGATGACTCCAAGGTGTGCGGCGAGAAAATCAAGATCGGCGCGGAAATCGGGCTGGATGGCGTAATCAAGGCCGGGACGCAGTTCATCTTTGAAATGTGCAAGGGATCCGCTGAAGATCATGCATCTGGCTGGAGTGGCAACGCCGCCGCATCTGGCGAGAGTGGCAACGCCGCCGCATCTGGCATTAGTGGCAACGCCGCCGCATCTGGCTGGAGGGGCAACGCCGCCGCATCTGGCGTGAGGGGCACTGCTACCGTCACCGGGCGTGATGGCAGGGCATCCGCCCTCGGGGAACAGTGCATTGCGGTGGCGTGGGGCCAAGATAGTCTCGCAAAAGGCACACTTGGAAGCTGGATCGTGGTTTCCGAGCATGCCAGCGGCGGTATCGTTGATGCCAAACTGGCCCGGGTTGATGGAGAGTCCATCAGAGCGGATACCTGGTACACCCTGAGACGCGGCGAGATCGTGGAGGTGGCGGAATGACGATTGTATGGATCCTCTGTTTCATCGGCGTGGGGGCATGCGTTTCCGGGCTGCTGAAGCTGGTGGAATGGATGGAGGGCAAGCGATGAACCGACTTACCCCGCAGGAAATTGCGGACGAGCTGCGGAAGTGCGCGGACGAGACTGGAGCATGTAGCTCATGCCCGTGGGCATGTGGAGACGGCAGTTGTATCCGCTCGATAATGCATGCAGCCGCTGATGCCCTCGACAACCAGCACGCACACATCCAGGCCCTCATCAAGGCTAACGAGGCGCACCGCGAGATGGTGGCCCGCCCTGCGAAACGCTCTGATATGGTGGAGGCCTTAGACGCAATCGAAACCGGCATGACCAAAGTGGCCATTGATCGCGACATCTGGCAGAACGATTTGATCTATGTGCTGTGCCAGGGTGTACGGCTCCTGCTGGAAGAGAGGGTGAAGAAGTGAACTGTAAAAGGTCAATCGTAGAGCACCGCCGGACGCTCATCCGGGAGTGCGGGACTTGCAGCAAGACGTTCCTCACGACGGCAGACACGCCGTGGGTTCGCCAGGTCCCCCGTGACGGCAAAAAGGCGGCTACTACATATTATTGCAGCTCAAAGTGCTTTGCCGCGTCGTACAAGCACATCGGATGGTACGACGGGAAATCCGACGAGCGCAGGAAAGATCGCGAACGGAAGCGCGATAACGCCGAACGGTGCCGGAGATACAACGAGGCGCACCGCGAAGAACGCGCTGCATACGCAAGGTGCCGCAGGCAGGAAAACCCAGGTTTGGTTGCTGCGGATAACGCGTACTACAAGAAAAAACGCCGTTTGGCAGAAAAGGAGGCCAGATGATGTACATCTGTGATGAGTGCGACGCTGTGTTTGAGGAACCCATCCGCAAACGAGAGTACTCCGAAGAATACGGAGACAGCATCGCGTACTATTGCCCTCGCTGCGGGACGGAGCTTGGGAATCCGTATGAGTACACGGCTGACGAGTGCCCGTCTTGCCACGGCGCGAAGAACGCACAGGACCCGGTGTGCCGCAAGTGCAAGCTGCGTGTCAAAGGGCTTCTCCGGCTGTTCGTCAGCGATTTCAACAGAGCTGAGCGCGAATACCTGGCCGACCTTCTGGATGGCGCTACGCTGGACAACATTGCGAAAGGAGAAAGAATTTGAATCTGTATCAGATTGATTCCGCGATCGCCGAATGCGTAGACGCGGAAAGCGGCGAAGTTCTCGATTTTGACAAACTCGCGGAACTGAGCATGGAGCGCGACCGCAAAATCGAGAATATTGCCCTTTGGATTAAGAACGACCTCTCCGAGGCCAAGGCCATCCTGGAGGAGGAGAAGTCGCTTGCCGCCCGCCGTCAGTCCCTGGAACGCGCGGCAGAGAGCAAAAAGCGCTATCTGGAGTCTGTCCTCAACGGGGAAAAGTTCTCCACGGCCAAGTGCTCCGTCAGCTTCCGCAACACCACGAGCGTTGAGATGGATGACATGGCCGCTGCGGTGGCGTGGATGGTGGCAAACGGCCACGGGGATGAGGTTGCCTACCCGGCCCCCACGGTGAGCAAGACTGACTTGGCCCGGCTGATGAAGTCTGGTGCGCAAATCGACGGTGCACGGCTCGTCCAGGGCCGCAGTATGGGGGTGAAGTGATGGATAACCTCGCAATCTATAACGCAGTGCGCAAGGTCCCGGAGAATGCCAAAAAGCCCATTGCCGGAGGCCCATTGAAGGGGAAAACGGACATTAACCCCATGTGGCGCATTAAGGCGCTCACTGAGCAGTTTGGCCCCTGCGGCATCGGCTGGAAGTACGAGATCACAGACAAGCGCCTTGAAAACGGCGCAAATGGCGATATCGCCGCATTTCTGGACATTAACCTGTACATTAAGGTAGGCGATACCTGGTCTGATGCAATACCGGGGACCGGCGGTAACTCGTTCGTTGGCAAAGACAAGAATGGTACGCACACTTCCGACGAATGCTTCAAGATGGCCCTGACAGATGCGATCTCTGTGGCTTGCAAGGCTCTTGGGTTTGGTGCCGATGTTTACTGGGACACCGACCAGAGCAAGTACGGCAAGTACAACGAGACTCCTAAGCGGGATGAGCATCTTCGCGCAGAGAATCCCTCTGCAGGGAAAGAGCAAGCCAGACCGCAGGAGCCTAACGGCCCTATCTGCGACAGGTGCGGGCGCGTCATCCTGCCCCAAACGGTTAACGGGAGAGAATTGCCCGTCGCTGATATCGTCGCCAGGTCCACAGCCAAGTACAAGCAACAGCTCTGCTTGGCTTGCGCGCGGGCCATCAATGCGGAGAATAAGCCATGAACGATTTGGTTACAGAGATCGGCAACAAGAGCCGGATGTTGGACGTGGCCATTGCGGAACTGAAAAAGCGCGGGCAGAAATATGCGGAAGCTGAAAAAGCCTACCGCATAGCCCTCGCGCGGCGCATCCTCGATGAGCGCGAGAAGGGAACGCCGGTGACGATCATCTCCGATATTTGCCGAGGGTCCACACAGATAGCCGGTCTGCGGTTTGAGCGGGACTGTGCAGAAGTGGTGTACAAATCCGCTATGGAGGCAATAAACTCCATGAAACTGCAAATCCGGCTCATGGACAGCCAGCTTGACAGAGAGTGGGGTGCCGCAAAATGAAACAACGCACGTTTCCCCGGACCAAGGACATATCCGGGCAGCGGTTCGGGAAACTGGTAGCGCTATACCCCATCTCCCGCACGTCGGCAATGAGAAGCACATATTGGGTGTGCCAGTGTGATTGCGGAAACAAGGCGGTTGCTCTGGGCACGAACTTACGCAGAGGGCACAAAAAGTCCTGCGGGTGCATCAAACACCGGGTTACGCCGACCTTCCTTACTTGGAACGGCGAGAAGAAGAGCGTATGTGACTGGGCCATAATTACCGGAATCAGCCCGGATTTAATCCGCAAGCGCTGGAAGGCTGGGTGGCCCATGGATGCAATCTTTACAGAAGTTGAAAAGCCGCAATTGTGCTGGGGATGCGCCAAGGCATGCGGCGGGTGCTCTTGGTCAAAACGTTTTGAGCCAGTCCCCGGATGGACCGCAGTGCCAACGCTGCTGTGCGGACGAATACCGTCGTACAGAATCACGGAATGCCCGGAGTTTGTATCGGACGGGACGGAGTACGATATCGATGAATGAAAGAAGATGTTTTTTGTGCGGTAGGAGCGGCGCACAGGACCCGCTGGAGCGTCACCACATTTTCGGGGGTGCTTACCGCGGCAAAAGCGAGAAATACGGCGCGGTGGTGTGGCTCTGCGGTGACAGGTGCCACAGGAACGGGAAGTCCGCCGTGCACCGGAACGGCGACCAGATGCGGCGATTGCGTCGGTACGGACAGCTGACGATCATGAAGGACGAGGGCTGGACGGAGGACGATTTCAGGCGCGAGTTTGGAAAGTCATATCTATAGGAGGTAGAGATGGAAAAGAAATTGCTGTACACAAGAAGCGAAACGGCCAGGCTGTTGAGCATCAGTGTTGACACGCTGGATGCCATGCGGCGCGACTGCGTTATCCAGGGCTATCATGTGGCCCGAGGGAACCCTCGTATCTACTTTAAGGCCAAAGATCTGGAGAAGTTCATGGAGCGCCTGGAGGTGGCAGAATGCTGAACAAGGTCATCATCATGGGCCGGTTGACCCGGGACCCTGAACTGCGCCGCACCCAGGGCGGCACCGCTGTCACCAGCTTCACCATGGCCGTGGACCGGGACTTCAAGTCCCAGAGCGGCGAGAAGGAAACGGATTTCATCGACGTGGTGGCCTGGCGCAATACAGGTGAGTTTGCCGCGAAGTACCTTGCCAAGGGCCGCATGGCTGCCGTGGAGGGCCGCATTCAGGTCCGCGACTGGCAGGACAAGGACGGAAATCGCCGCAAGTCCGTGGAGGTGGTGGCCGATAACGTATATTTCGCGGATTCCAAGCGGGACAGCAAGCCCCAGGAGTCCCGCACAGTCGACGATCAGGAATTTGACGAGATCGAAGATGATGGCGACCTGCCGTTCTGACGGAGGCCTGCCATGCCGAATAGAATCATAAAGGAAAGCTTATGCGACTCAGAAAAAATCGCAGCTCTTTCGGATTTTGAGTTTCGGCTTTGGGTTGGATTGATTACGCAAGCGGATGATGCGGGGCGCGGAGATGCCCGCCCCGCTATTATAAAAGGACGTGTTTTCCCGTTCCGGGAGAGGTTATCCATCAAAGATATCGATGCTGCGCTCCAAGAATTGGCGGCAAAAGGCTGCGTGTCCCTCTACACAGTGGACGGGAGGCCCTACTTTTTGTTCCCCGGGTGGGTCAAGCATCAGCGTATCAGAGATTGCAAACCGAAGTTCCCCGAGCCTCCGGAAAACACAGTTTTGCAACAATCTGCGGCGAGTCGCGGCAATCTGCGGCAAGTTGCCGCAATCTGCGGCGAGTCGCGGCAATCTGCGGCCTTAATCCAATCCGAATCCGAATCCAAATCCAATCCGAACTGCGCAAGCGCATTTGACGTTTTTTGGCGGGCGTATCCGAGAAAAACCGGGAAAGCAGCTGCGCGGAAGGCGTTCGACAAGGCGAAGCCGCCGCTGGACGCCGTTCTCAATGCCATCAAGGCCCAGAAGCACAGTGCGCAATGGCAGCGCGATAACGGCCAGTACATCCCCTATCCGGCCACATGGCTGAACCAGGGCCGGTGGGAGGACGAGGTGCAAGAGACCGAACTGTCCGCAAAGCCGGGTCCTCACTGGAAGTACAACACCGACACCGGCGGCTGGACGCAGGAGGACTGACGTATGCTGGACTCTCTCTACCTGGAGCAAAACGTCATTGGCGCGCTGCTCATCCAGCCAGAATGCTACGAAGCCGCCGCAGAGCTGTCCCCGGATGACTTCCTGGTGCCGGAATACGCAGAGCTGTTCCGGTCCATCCAGCGGCGGAATGAGGCCGGGGACCCATCGGATGCTCCGTCCGTGCTGATGGACGCATCCAGCCGCAACGACAACGTGACCAGCAAGATCATGACGGACTGCATGGACGCTGTCGTGACCACCGCCAACATCGACGTGTGGGTGTCTGGAATGCGAGATGCAGCTATGGGCCGGAAACTCAGAGACTTGGGGGAAGAACTACGAACAGCGGAGCTATCCCCACAGGATGCACTCAGAACGGCACAGGAAGCCGTCACGGCGATTCAGGACGGCGCTGGGGTATCCGGGGGCCTGGCAGTCTCCGATGCCGTGAAGAGCCTTAAAAATCGCGTTGACAAGGGCTTTGCTGGTGGTCCTACACCATACGTCAAGACCGGCTTGCAGGAATTTGACCGATTGCTGGGCGGCGGGCTTATCAACGGCGGGTTTCACATCGTCGCCGCGCGGCCCGGAAAGGGCAAATCCGCCCTGGCTATGCAAATCGCCCTCAATGCGGCAAAACGCGGCGTGAAGGTGCTGTATATCTCCCTGGAGATGTCACCGGACGACTGCACCAGCAGGCTGACGGCCAACATAGCGGGGATATCCTCCCGGCTGCTGATGTTCGGCGGCACCCTGACAGAGTCAGAATACGCCAAATACGCGGAGGCGTCCGCCAAACTGTCCGAGTTGCCCATCGTGTTCAACCGGCGGACTGGCATGGACATGCGGGGAGTGACGGCGCTGGCATACAAAGAGCGACCGGGGCTAATCGTGCTGGACCACATCGGCCTGCTGGAACAAGAAAACAAGAAAGCCACGCTCTACGAGAGCACCACGAAAAACAGCCGATCGGCAAAACTGCTGGCCATGCGGATGGATATCCCACTGCTGTGCCTATGCCAGCTGAACAGAGCCGGTGCATCAGACCGTGGCGGCGAGTTCCGGGCTACCATGGCCAACTTGCGGGAGTCCGGCGCGATCGAGCAGGACGCGGACACCGTGACGCTGCTGCACCGCCCGTGCGAGAAGGAAGACCGGGGCGAATGGGACCCGGACATGCTGGAGCTATACCTGGACAAAAACCGACGCGGCCCCACCGGGATGGTGAGGATGGCCTATTTCCCCAACACGGGCCGCATAGTGAAGTGAGGGTGACATGAAAAAGATCGTTATTCCCCTGCCCCCTGTGACAAAGAAAAATCACCAGCGCATTGTGCGAGGTCGGTATGGTGCGCCGATGGTCATTCCGTCCGCACAGTACGAGGCGTACCAGCAGGCCGCCGCATGGCATTGCAAGGGCGGCGAGACCATCGCAGAACCGGTGGAGGTTAAGTGTCTGTTTTATATGCCCACCCGGCGCAAGGTGGACTTAACCAACCTGCTGGAGGCTATCGACGACATCCTGGTGTATGCCGGGACCCTGGCGGATGACAACAGCAGTATCATCGTGTCGCACGACGGGAGCCGGGTTCTGTACGACAAGGAAAACCCCCGGACGGAGGTGTATATCAGCCGGTATGAATGATTTTGACTACGATTGCATGCAGAAAAAGCGCACTGCGCGAGGCGCGTTTGCGCATATCAGCCGAAAGCGCGGCGGGTGTACGCTGCCAAGCGACAACCTGACCGCGAAGCAAAGAAGGGAGAAAAATGGAGAAGTGAAAAGCTACAACATTACCCGGCCCATGCCGTGGGCGGAGTTCAAGACACTGCCGGAGGACCTGAAACGCGAGTTCTTTCGCAACATGCAGAGTTTTGGCGGTACTGCAAGCTGGCTGGCGGATGAAATGTGCGCGGCAAGCGCGACCATAAGAGCCGCCGCAAAAGCCGCCGGGACACCGTTTGCGCGCGGAAATGAGAATTTGCCACTGTGGCACCGGAAGGTCGCAGAGTGGGCGAACGCCGAACAGCAGACTGCCGCAGAGACTCCCGCTGAAGAACCTACGATTCAGGAATCCGGGAAGAGTTTGATCCTGGAGCATGCCCGCATGGAGTTCAGTTTCACCGATTTTTCGGAGCTGGTGCAATTCCTGCGGATAGCGGTGCCGGAGAGCGGGAAAGTGACGGTGGAGTGGTGAGATACGAGGACTTTCTCGCCAGCAAGCGGCACATCCCGCCTCCGTGCGGGTTCGAGGTAGACACAGCCACCATGAACGCCCACATGTTCGAGTGGCAGAAGAATATCGCTCAGTGGGCGTTGCGGAAAGGCCGCGCAGCACTGTTTGAGGAGTGTGGGATTTCCCTGTTTGACATGATGGGAGTACGAAGTGGCAGATAATAAGCATACAAAAGGCGATCTTCAGCAGATGCAGGCCGTGCCGCTGGCCGGAAAAATTCTGATGACAAAGCGCAGAATCCGCGAATGGTATGACCACTTTGATGGACAAGTCTATGTTTCTTTCAGCGGCGGCAAGGACAGCACGGTGCTGGCGTATCTGGCGGCGTGGTACCTGTCGAGTTTCAGGACACCGCCGTGGGAGTTGAACTTGGTGTTTGTAAACACCGGGCTGGAGTACCCGGAGATACAGCGGTTTGTCAATGAGTACGCCGCGTGGCTTCGCAGGGAGTTCCCGCATATCACCGTAAACCTTGTGCGGCTTCGACCCCAGATGAACATTCGGCAGGTGGTGACGAAGTACGGGTACAGCATTGTTAGTAAGGAGGTCGCAAACAATGTTTGGCTTGCACGGAGGGGGAATAAATACCGAATGATGCGTCTCCGTGGCGAAATGCTTGATAAGGATGGGAACAAAAGCATCTGGAACTGCGATAACTGGGCATTTCTGCTTGACGCTCCATTTCTTGTCTCTTCGGAATGTTGCCACATTATGAAAAAAAGGGCGGCGCATACTTATGAGCGCGAGAGCCGTGAAAAACCTATCGTTGCGATGATGGCAGAAGAAGGACGGCAGCGGTTTCAGACATGGACGGCGACCGGCTGCAACGCCTTTGAGGGAAAACGACCCATGAGTAAGCCCATGAGCTTTTGGACGGAGCAAGACGTGCTGCAATTCATCGTAGACCGCGAACTACCTATCGCCAGCGTATATGGTGATATTGTAGCAAGCGACGGTGAGAACGACTACAACGCGACGCTGATTGACTGCAAGCTGCACTGCACCGGCTGTCAACGCACGGGCTGTATGTTCTGCGCATTTGGAGCGCACCTCGAAAAGGGCGAGAACCGATTCGAGCGCATGAAGCATACGCACCCGAAGCACTACGAGTTTTGCATTGGCGGCGGGGAATGGGACGCGGACGGGCTGTGGAAGCCCAACGAGAAGGGACTTGGCTACGGTCGAGTGCTGGATTTTATCGGAGTGAGGTATTGAGATGAAGGTTTTAGAGCTTTTTGCGGGGACGCGAAGCATCGGCAAGGCGTTCGAGCGGCGCGGACACGAGGTGTATTCCATCGAGTGGGATAAGGACTTTGACCATATCGATTGGTACGCGGATATCATGACCGTCACAGCGCAGGATATCTTGGAACGCTTTGGACGCCCGGACGTTATCTGGGCAAGCCCGGACTGCGCGACGTTTTCTATTGCGGCAATATCGCATCATCGGCGCAAAAATCCAGAGACGGGGAATTTAGACCCTATTAGCGAATATGCAAAGTTTTGTGATGCAGTCGATCAGCACGTTTTGCGCTTAATCTTGGCCCTGTCTCCCACATATTGGTTCATCGAGAACCCGCGCGGCGGGCTGCGCAAAATGACTTGGATGCAGGGATTGCCCAGATACACCGTTACATATTGCCAGTATGGTGACATGCGGATGAAGCCCACCGACATCTGGACGAATCACCCAGACCCCGGATTTAAGCCGCCGTGTCACAATGGCGACCCGTGCCATGTAGCCGCGCCGCGAGGGGCAAAGACGGGTACGCAGGGGTTAAAAGGAAGTATGGAACGATCTATTATCCCCAAAGAATTGTGCGAACACATCGTGGACATTTGCGAAGGTGGCATGATGACGTGCGAGCTGGGATAAGGAGGAATGACATGACGAGAGATGAGATCGTGACCGTGCTGCGGTGCTGTGCCGAGGGAGAGTGTCATGGTTGCACAATGCACAATGATGAGCAGCGTTGCCAAGAACGAGTGTTGGATGCTGCCGCTGACCTGATCGAGAACCAGCAGCGGCACATCGAGGCACTGATGAAAGCCAACGCCAGCCTGAAGGACACCATTCCTCGGCCCCGAACGACTCGAAGTTGGCGGAAACTGCGCCATGAATTGCAAGTGGGAAGAAGCGGCGTAGAGCCGCCTCGCCGCCTACGAGGACACGGGGCTGACGCCGGGAGACATCAAGGAATTGCTTGACATGGCTGTGTCGAAAACAGACAAGGTTTTGCGGCTTAAAGAAGAATTGCACGCCATGAAAAACGAACTATGCCAATACTGCGGGAAGTACAAACACGCACACGAGGGCGCCTGTGACGGGTGCAGATGGAGGGAAATGTGATGGATGCTGTAAAGTTTATCGAGGAGCAAAACAGGATGTGTAATTCGTTTTCACCGGATTGCGAAGGATGCCGCGTGGATGAAGCAAAGCCTGTGGACGAATGCTGCCGGTGGATGTTTGAAAACCCCGAAAGAGCCGTCAAAATCGTCGAGGAATGGGCTGCCGCACATCCACGCAAAACGCGGCAGAGTGTGTTTCTGGAGCAGTGGCCGAATGCGCGCCCTGCGGATGATGGGGTGTTGACTTTTTGCCCAAAAAGGTTTGACTTTCACATTTCATGCTTAGCAGAATGCCATTCGTTGAAAAAGTGCAGTGATTGCCGCCGCGAGTTCTGGATGCAGGAGGTGGAGTAATGGAACGACTGACGAAGCGCGACACCGATGGACAGGCAATGATGGACTGCGAGAAGTGCAAAGCGGATTGGACGGGTAAGCATGGTAAGCCGATGGTTGACTGCACCGCGCTGTACTGCCGCAATCGCCTCAAGGATCGCCTCGCCGCCTACGAGGACAGAGAGTGTGCGCCGGAGGAAGTTCTACCGAAGGACAAGGCAGACGAGATCGCGTTGAAGCTCATGCGCCTTGCTGATTTGGAAAGCCTTTGCAGCTATACCCGCCTGCGCGAGCTGGCCGAGGCCAACAAGGACGGTCGGCTGGTGGTGCTGCCGTGCAAGGTGGGCGATATAGTGTGGGCGAATCTTGACG